CTCAGTTTTAAGTGGTTTTTCTGATTCTACTCAATATATAAGATCAGGATTAAGCAATAATCAAACTCTTTATTTTTGGATTCGTTCTGTAGATAATTCTGGAAGAACTTCAAGTTGGGTTGGCCCTGTAAGTGGGACTACTGATTTAATTCCTACAGGTTCTTTTGATAGTGAATTACAAGAGGTTCTTGATACTGCACAAACAAGATCTATTGCAAATACTAGTGTTACTGGAAATTATACAGATGAAATTGCTTTTAATCTAGCAGATAACAGGCTTTATCGATGGACAGGCTCTTCTTGGTCTAGTACACTTTATGTAGCAATTGAAGATAATAGTATTACAGAAACTAAAATTAATAATGACTCAGTAACTACTAATAAAATTGCAGCCAATTCTATTATAGCAGATAAAATAGCTACTGGCGCAGTTACTTCTGATAAAGTTCTTGCAAACGCAATTATTGCGAGTAAAATTGCATCGGGGGCTATTTCGGCAGACAAAATTGCAGCTAATGCCGTTATATCAGACAAAATTGCAGCTAATGCAATTATTTCAGACAAAATTTCTGCGGGGTCAATTACAGGTCCAAAATTAGCAGATGGCAGCGTAGGGTCTGTTAAGATTGCAAGTGCAGCTATTACTACTGCTAAAATTGATAATCTTGCAATTACAACTGCAAAAATCGGTAACAATCAAGTTACATTTCCTTCTTCTACTTTAGGAAGCAGTGGTGTACTTGTTAGTAATAGTAGCGGCGAAGTAACGGCTGCAAGCTTATCTGTAAATGGAACTGGTGCAAATGCTTTAGTTCAAGCCTCAGTTAGTATTACTCATGTTAACTCCGGTGGGACAGGTACTGCTCAAAATGAGTATGCTACTTACAATATTAATTTATATAAAAATTCTGGAGTTTTAGTAGGTTATACTAATGCTTATGTTGGTGACATTAACTTTACAACAGTTATTCTACCAGATATTTCATATTCTTCTGGAACACACACTTACTATTTAAAAGTTCAAAAAGTAGGCGGTACTGCTACTTATATTAAATATTTTAATCCAGTTATAACCTATCTTGAGTTGAAGAAATAATGCCAATTTATACAATATATAAAGATGATAAGTTTAAAAGCATTTTAAATGCAAGTGAAGAATTTTTAGCTTTAAACTTAGAAGAAAATGATAGTTATGTTGAAGGAAATTATCCAGAAGATGACTATTATATAAAAGATAATACGTTTTTTCCATATCCTGAAAAACCAAATTACCCTTGTAATTTTAACAAAGATACTGAGGAATGGGTATGGGATGAAGAACTTTCTTGGATTAACTTAAGACATGAAAGAGATACAAAATTACAATTACAGGTTGATCCTATTGTTAGTAATCCTCTTAGGTGGAATTCATTTTCAGAAGAACAACAGCTAAATTACTCTAATTATAGAGATGCTCTTCTTAATTTACCTCAAGTTACGGAAGATCCAAGATATCCTGTGTGGCCAACACCACCAGAATAAGGAGAAACAATGGCTAGAACAATAATTGATGATTGGAAAATTATTCCACGTTTAATGATGCTTGCAATAACTATTTTAACATACCAATCTGTACATTGGTTTATGGCTTTGTCTGATCCAAGTAATGCACAAGCGGGATTAGTCTCTGTTTGTATGGGTGCCTTAACAGGTTGTTTTGGCATTTGGATGGGAAAGGAAGTTAATAAATGATACAAGCATTAATAGCGCCTCTTACTGAACTTGCGGGTAGCTGGTTAAAAGGCAAAGCTGATGCTCAAGCTGCACAAGCTAACTTAAAGCTTGTTGAAGCTGAAGCCAAAGCAACTATTATGAAATCAGCCGCCACAAGTGAAGCTGAGTGGGAAAAGATAATGGCCCAAGGGTCACAATCAAGTTGGAAAGACGAGTGGTTAACAATTTTATTTAGTATTCCGCTTGTTTTAGTTTTTACTGGGGATTGGGGAAGAGGGGTTGTAGCAAATGGTTTTGCTGCACTTGAAACAATGCCAGACTGGTATCAGTACACTTTAGGTGTTATTGTAGCTGCTAGCTTTGGTGTAAGATCCGCAACAAGATTATTTGGGAAAAAGTAATGAGTTTTAAATTATCAAATCGTAGTTTGGAAAAACTAAAAGGTGTTGATGAAAGCTTAGTAGCAGTTGTAAAACGAGCTATTGAGTTAACTAAAGTAGACTTCGGAGTTGTTTATGGGCTTCGTACTGTTGAAGAACAAGAAAAGCTTGTTGCAGCAGGTAAGTCTCAAACTATGAAGTCAAAACACTTAGAGGGTCGTGCAGTAGACCTTATGGCTTATGTAGATGGAAAAGGTTGTTGGGAATTAAATGTTTACGATGATCTTTGTGATGCTATGAAAGCAGCTGCGAAAGAACTCGGTGTAGCTATTAAATGGGGTGCTGCTTGGTCAGAAGGTGACATTCGTTCTTATCCTGGAACAGCAGAAGACGCTATGATGAAATACATTGATTTACGCCGATCACAAGGACGTAGACCTTTCATAGACGGGCCTCATTTTGAACTTATTTAAATACCTGACGTTTAAGAATAAAGGTTAATTAAAGAGACAGATTATATCTGTTAGTCTCTTATGGAGGGGGTTAAAATCCCCTCTAAATTAATTATTAAGGAGTTTAACATGGTTAAAAAGAAAGATCCTCGGCTAGAGAGGGCTGGAGTATCTGGTTTTAATAAACCTAAAAGAACTCCTAATCATCCTACTAAGTCACATATTGTTGTTGCTAAAGAAGGTGATAAAATAAAAACAATTCGCTTTGGCGCACAAGGTGCTGTAGGCTCTCCTAAAAAAGAAGGTGAATCTAGTAAGTACAAAGCTCGTAGATTAGCTTGGAAAGCTCGTCATGCAACTAATATTGCTAAAGGTAAAATGAGTGCTGCTTATTGGGCTAACAAGGTGAAGTGGTAATGCCAGTACAAAAAGTTAAAGGTGGCTATCGTTGGGGAAAAACTGGTAAAGTTTACAAAACCAAAAAAGAAGCCGAAAAACAAGCCAAAGCTATTTATGCCTCTGGCTATAAAAAGAATAAGAGGAAACGGTAATGGCGCAGTTAACTAAACCAACCAAAAGTATTAAAAAATCTGTTGCTGATCCTAGTGATTCATATCAATCCTTGAAACCTCTTTGGAAAAAATCTAGAGCAGTTTTACAAGGACAAGAAAATGTAAAAGCACATGACGAGTATTTAGAGCCAAATTATGGTAATCTTCTTATTCCATTTTCTCCCAGTATGACACAAAGACAATATGATTTTTATAGATCAGAAGCAGAACTTCCAGGTCTTACATCTCAATATTGTAAAGTGCTTATAAGTTCTCTTTTACGCAAAGAGTCTCATATAAAATTACCTGATGAATTACCTGAAGAGGCTATTGATTGGATTAAAACAGACTTTACCCTTGATGGTCGATCATTATTTAATTTTCTAGATAATGCACTATGGGAAGAACTACAAACTTCTCGTGCTTGGGTTTATGTTGATTATCCTGAAATTTCAGAACAACAATATGATACCTTGTCTCAAGAAGAAAAAGATATGATTAAACCATATCCTGTTTTAATTGAGGCTGAAAACGTTATTAATATACAAACAAATATTCACCCTGTTACTAGACAAAAAACTTTAACTAGATGGGTAACACGTTATTTAGTCCAAAGATTTAATTTAGATAATCCTTGGCATCCAAACTATATTGATACAGTTGCTGATCATTACTTAGATGATCAAGGTAAACTTGTTATTGATTATTATGAACATCCCGATAATAACAATGAAATTAAAATTCTTAACGGTGAAACAAAACAAG